TCTTTTTATATACTTTAAAGCGTCAAACCAGTCCCTCTTATCTGCATTTATTGGTTTCGCTGTATTGTCGAATACATTTTCGTAATTTGTCTTCATATTATTAAATATTGTTTCCCCATTATTAATTATGATATCAGATTCGCTATCGGGAACTGGAATTGATATTTTCGAAGGATTGTGGAGAACCTTTACTGAACGTTCGAATATAGAAGCGTTAATATCGGTTATTCCAAACGGTTGAAAATAATAATATTCACCTTTACTTATTAATTTACCTTTGCGTTTATATCTATCCATTAGTATTTCACTCTTATCTTCCAGCAGACTTATTATAGCCATATCAAACTGTTCACGTGTATATGTCATATGAACATTGATTATATTATATAAATCGTCGTTTTTAAAATAGAAAAGTCCCTTTGGTGCCATTTCAAATTCGAGTCTAATCTTGCGTAATATATTTTGTATATTACTTTTTGCGTGTTCTGTATTATATGTAACTGAATGTACCTTTGATTCTGGTGGTTTTTTACCACTACATTGTAATTCAACACAATTACAGTAATCACATATCGATGTAAAGTCGAAATAAGTATTATTTTTGATTTCAATTGTATTAATTGAAACTGGTTCTCCATCTGGGTCGGAAGAACGAATCATTTCGATTTTAGAATTACCATCTATCTTCAATCTGGCGTTTAAATCGCTATAATTACCAAACTCGAGAGCACAATCTACTGCCTCATTCTTTATTATTTTAGTTATTTCACCAATTGATTTTGCTTTATTTGATGCATGTCGATATAAATATAGGTCGGCACTTTCTGTATCATTCTCAGTTATCGTGGCATGCAGGAATATTTCTACATTTCGTTTATTAAATTTTAAATCATAATGACTTTTATTACGAATCGCACGTCCAATAATCTGTTCTGTGCGACTTAAATTAAACCAGGGTTCTAATATGTGAACTTGTCTTAAGTTTCTAAAATCAACCCCTTCACCAGCAGCACGTGAAATTATGACAACTTTAATTTCTTCGCCGTGTTTGTTGTTTACGTTATTGAGATTTTTTAAATCCGCAACGTTATCGGGAGAATATCGATCATCTCCAGTAAGCATTATATAATGAGGAGTGTATGATTTTCCATTTTCTTCTTTCATTGTTAACGTTTGTTTTATTTCATCTTTGTGAAAGAGATTTTTTACTGTGTTTCCTACACGACGTTTGAACCCCAATGATTCCAATGCGAGAGCGACTGGAATAACTCCTCCGTCTATATATTGTGAGTATATCATAATTATGCCTTCTGATTTTATAATTATCTCACATATCTTGCTTATTTTCGCACTGTGTTTCTTTAGGTTCTCTGTATCGAATATTCTATTGGATTTATCCAGGTATTTGTAATTTGCTTTTGTTTTTTCACTGTCTATTGTTTTTTCTTGATATTGTAATACACTCGATAATCCTCTTTCACCTAACATCGAGTGGATTATTACTTTTTGTTCCTCATTATTCATTCCTATATCCATATCATCTACGCGTTCCGGTTTACCATATACTATATTTAATGCTTCAATCGGACGTTGTAAAGCAGAATAACCGAATGAATTCTTGCCCGATAACTCTGGACGGACAATCTCCATTAATTTATCATATGCTTTCCTTTGTATAGATTCATCACTTAATTTTGTGTAGCAAATCGACATGTTTTTAACCAATTCATATGAATTGTCTGGCATTTCTATTCCATTCATTTGTTTTGATGGTTCTACGAATGTTTCGTTTTCTTTACATTTTAAACGCAAAGGAAATGTATAAGGGTTCTCCCCTTTGACGTATGAAATATATCCTCTTAGTTTATTTACAAGTAAGGTTTTGTCTTTTAATTTGCCATTAGAATCAAATACATCGCTGGTTTTTATGGTACCTCTACCATCATTCAAATTGAGAATATTCGCTATCCAAACTATCTCTTTGTTACTATTGTACATTGGTGTTCCTGATAGTAATAACAATTTCATGTTATCTGAATATCTTGCTATATCTTTCAATTGATTGTGTATATCGCGGTCTCCTGTATCATCTGTCTCTGTTATATCTCTTATATTGTGTGCCTCATCTATAATTATAAGGCGGTCATTGAATTCCTCTTTAATTCTTCTAATTTTGAATTGTTTCTTAAGTGCCTCTATTTTATCACCAACGCCTGTACGTTTATATTCGGTTATTTCTTTCACAAGATTTCCAAATTTAGTATATCCATAAAATGCATAATAAGATGATATAATTGTGTTTATGTTTATAATTACATCTTCACGTTTCATATTCTTTATCTCTGTTGGATTTATCTCATTCAACATTGTATTTCCCAAACAACCGTCTATATTCCATCCACCGCTTGTAGAATTCGTTAATTTCGATTCGTCAAACAGTTGTTTTTTAAAGTTATCTTGAACATTTGGCGATGCTATTATTATAATTTTTTTTCTTTTGGCGTTTCCCGTTTGTCTAATATAATTTCGCATTTCTTCTGAAATTCCTATGGCCGAACATGTCTTGCCCGTTCCCAGTCCATGAAATAAAAATAATCCATTATAAGGAGTATGCTGTGATAGAAAATTTTTAACGAATATTTGGTGCGGACTTAGTATAAAATCTAATGATTTCATATCTTCCTGTATTTCTTCTAGCGTCTTCTTAATATCTTGGTCGTTTGTCGTTTCTGTATTAAACTCTACGTGTTCTAGCAACTTTGTGTTGAATTCTGGGTCGTCTAATTCCGGATATAAAAAGTCTTCTATGTCTTTATTGTCGATATTACTGGATAGGTCAAAATCTTTTGTTTCATCATCACCACTCGATAGCGAATCTTCTTGTTCATTTTGATTTTCAACTGTTTTTTTTACCCGTTGTATCAATATTTTTTTCCTATTATGTGGCACAATTATATCTTTATCGTTATCATTATTGTTAGGAATGATCACGTTATTACATTTCATTAATAATGGTTCCCAGTCTTTAGTTGTAAAGTTTAAATTTTCTATAAACTTATCCGTAATATCGTGATGTATTCCATTTTCATCTACATACTTTTTGTTTTTTATCACACTTAGTCTATCCTTCAAAAAATGTATTACAGGATAATCTTCCTTTTGAAATTTATTAAATTTCTCGATAGTTCCTTTCGTAAAAAAATCATCATTGTATTTATTGTCTTTTTGTAGCATCCAAAATGTTTTTATAAAATAATGGTCGTTATATTTATACAAATGTTCGTCGTTTACCCTTACGCTCCTTTCTTTCGACGGCGTAGACAATGAAAATTTAGAACCACTTTTTGTATAAAAATTATTATATTTCTTATATATCCTATTATCGTTAGTTAATGGACATATATTGCTAGTATCTTCAACATATGCCTTTGGGATTTTTACTGCGTCTGGTAAATAATCTTGTTTATTTTCTATTGCGTGATTTAAAGTTTCTAACGGGTTATTTTCTATTGCATCTTTTAGCATTTCTAATGGGTTATTTTCTATTGCATCTTTTAACGTTTCCAATGGGCTATTTTCTATTTTATCTTTTAAAGTTTCTGACAGACTATTAACTTCGTCTTGGATGATTGTTTTTTTGTTTATTTTAATTGGTTTTAACCGATTTATGTTTTGTTTCTTTATAGTTTTCCTTTTTAAATTATCTTTGACAATCATTTTTGGTTCAACTTTTCCGTATTTTTCTTCGTATGCTTTATGAATTTTAGTGTTGAAATGACTAATCTCGCCCAATCCTTTTAATTGATATGTCCTTCCGCAAGGACATTCTACACATTCTGGTTGATTAACATAATCGCATTTTTTTTTAGTTTTAGGTGGCATCTTATACCTTCTATTGTATATTATAATATGATATAATATACAAGATTATAACCTACAAAGCATTAATTTATTCAAACTAATGTCTACATTTTTTATTATGTTTTTTTTTTCTAAATTATAATCCCTAATCTTGGATAAGCAGTTTTCCAATGATCCCCATTCCATTTTACTCACTTCTGATTTCTGGTAACTATCAGTATTTTTCGTTTCAGACGGTTTCATGAACATCAAAAAATACTTATGTTTATACGACTTATAATTAGACCCAGTAAATATCTCGTCATACGGCATTATGTTTATCATAGGTTCAATCATATTTACATCGTATCCAGTTTCTTCACAGAATTCACGCATTGCACATTCATAATCATTCTCTTGATAATTCCTACGTCCTTTCGGGAACCCCCATTCCGGTTCTAACCATTTGTCTTCAGTTTTATTAATCAAATCTTTTAATGAAAATTCTAATCTGGAACTACTTTGAGTCAATGCAGTAAACTTGCATTTGGATGTATTTTCTTCCATCTTATACTTATTATTATAACCTTCATCACCCCATATATTTTTCCAAAGCATATCGAAAGTATTAACCGTAATATTGTTCTTCTCTTCGTTCGTCATCTGTTTAATCATGTTTATGATATATTCTGGGTCATTCAGTGAATACTTACCTCGCATAAAATCTATATAACCAAGTGTTTCCTTTCGACGTATCATCAAATATTCAATCACGCCGTTGTTAATACGAAATGCTATAACACCTAAACTAGTAATTGGTAATTTACAATTATGAAACATATGTCCAGTCTTCCCACAATTATTACAATAAATTCCGTTGTTTTTTTTACAGGTTGTGTTCATTGTGCGATATACCTCCATTAATATTATAAGATTGTTTTATATACTTTTCATATGAAATTCGATCCTGCTGTTTGGGGACCTCATTATTGGTTCTTCCTTCATACTATATCACAGATATATCCAGAATCTCCGGACAAGGCAACTAAGCGAAAATATTACGATTTAATTCAAAATTTTCATATATTTTTACCAGTCGGTTCAATGGGTAATAGATTTAGTGAATTGATTAATAAGTATCCGGTTACTCCATATTTAGATAGTCGTGAATCGTTTGTAAGATGGATCCATTTTATACACAATAAAATCAACGTCTCTTTGGGAAAAGAAGAGGTTACATTGCTTAATGCGATTGACTATTATTTTGAACAATATAAAGCCGCACCAGTTGTAATGATGGAAAAACTAAATATTAAAAAACATCACATTTATATTTCACTCTCATTAATCACGGTGTTGATGATTTACATTTATTCATATGATTCATAAAATATATCAAATATATATAAACCAATTATGCGTTTTGAAATTGTTATATTTTTAATAGTTGGTTTCATAATTGCTAATATGTATACCGATGGTAAATATATTCAACTTGTATTATCGTGGAAAAAATACTTCCAGATGTTCCTTGTAGCGTTTTTTGGTTATGTGTTATGTTGGTTATTTCGAAAAAATCCGGAACGTGCCAAAACTATGATTATTGCGTCGAATGAATACCTGAAATACTTACCAGTAGACAAAGACACTTCCAGTTTCATTTCTCCCATTATTGACTTTACCAGTAAATATGACTTTAGTCGTGGTGGAAATAACAATTCTATGAATAATAACATTAATATGATACAAGGAGGGTCCAGTGAAAAACGTATTATAAATTCCGGGAAACAAACTACAAAACGGTCAGTTAGCGAAACAAAGAAAAAATTTGTAGCAGCAAAACAAAACTGGCATTGTGGTAATTGTAAGAAGCAATTGCCTGCGTGGTTTGAAGTAGACCATACCGTCCGTTTAGAACACGGAGGAAGTAATCATGTTGATAATTTAGTGGCGTTGTGTAGAGATTGTCACGGAGAAAAAACGGCAATGGAGAACCTATAATTTGATATTTTTAATCTTAAATGTATATATATATATATGACAATGAACAATTCAAAGAATAAAACTAGTTTTACAAAGAATATATTGAGCTTTGTTGATTATGTCAATACTACATTTACAAACAACCCTTTGAAGTATATTCTATTAATTTCTTTAATTTCGGTTTTCACATGTATAATTCATTTCATGCCTGTTAGTAACGAAACTACTTGGGTAGATGCGAAGGGCGAAAAACATGTAGAAGCATCAACCGGTTCACAAGGAAGAAATATTAAGAACAAAGGTTCTTATTATGCTTCTATTGTGACATTTATAATTTTATCTTGTTTGTATATTTTGAAATTTGTTCCAAGTGAATATAAGCGATTTGTCTTTATGGTATCTGGTATTTTTGCTTCTATTCTAGCATTAAATTATTTGCTAACAGAAACCAATATATATAATTATAATACTGGAACTACTGGTAAGATTTTACTGGTTTTAATGTGTTTTATTCTATTTCTATTACTTTTTCGCTCGATAAAGAGACATATCACAAATATAGGAGGTTGGAGCGGTTTCATCTTAAATTTTATTATTTATATTCCATGCTTGATAGATAATTTTATGGAATATATAAAAGATGAATTTGCAAGAACGTCCAATGTTACCTATATACTACTTGGAATTGAAGCACTTTTAATAACTGCGTATATTTTATTACCTTACGTTTTATCTATACCACTTAGAAGCAATGCATTTCCTATAATGAACGAAGCGAATTTTTTGGATATGCGTAATAACTTTGGTGAACGTCAAATTGATTTTACTGTAAAAAGAGACGTTTATGATTATGATGAAAATAATATGGATAATGACCCTGATAATATCAATAAAAATAAATATGAAACTGGTAAACGTATATTTACATTATCTATGTGGATTTACTTGAACCAACAAGATAAAGGCACTAACCCCACTAAGTTCTTTGATTATGGCGGGTCCCATCCAAGCATCAACTATGCTGGTCAAGAAAATGGTAAAAACAAGTTAAAAATCCTATTACATAATGGCGGTGTTCCGTTCGAATTAAATATCGAATCACAAAAATGGAATAATATTGTATTTAACTACAATGGAAACGTTGTAGATATTTTTATAAATGGACATTTAGTTAAATCTCATACTATTCCTTATGCGTGCGTAGAAGGACATATGACAGAAACAAATCCAGTTTTTTCATATGGTAGTGTTAAACCTATTGACGGTGCTATATGTAATATAAAATATTATAAAAAACCTTTAACAAAGTATCAAATTGTTAATATTTACAATATATTAAAAGGACAAAACCCACCAATTAATAATATAATGTAAAAATATACAATGAGCACAACAACGATAATTTTAGGAACTGTGTTAGTTGTGTTGATTATTTATATGTTATTTCAAAGTTACTTTGATGGAGAACAGAAACTTTTAAATCAAGCTTATTTGAAAGACATTGCGGACGTAACTAGTATAGCAACTCCAAATGCGTCGAACTTTTCATATGGTATTTGGATTTACGTAACTCAGTGGATAAGTCCAGATGATACAGAGGAAAAAACCAGGATATTTGCACGTGATGACGAAATTGGACTTTACTTACAGCGAAATGGTACTTTATCCGTACGTTTTGCGGATGTGGGAAGTAAAAGAGTTATAACTGGTAATAATAATCAAGATTACACAAGAGTGATTCTAACTGATAATTTTCCGTTACAAAAATGGGTTCACATTGGAATGGTAGTTGACGGTAAAAAATTCGACGGTTATATTGATGGAAAAATGGTTAAATCTATTGAGTTACAAACTAATATTACACCTACTAGTAGTAATGCTGTTAGTGGTAAACCATTTCCTATTGAATTCGGTAAAAATAATTCTATGAATGCAACATTAATGATTGCTGAACACAAACGCCGTACATATCCAATGGATCCGCAAGGAATGTGGGATTTGTATATGAAGGGTAACGGCACCAACGGATTATTACAAGGAGCAAGTAATATGAATGTAAATCTTTCTATTCTGAAAGATGGTGTTGAGAGTTCGAAATTCCCATTATGGTAAATTACATAATATATGTATATATTTATTTATCGCATATAAATATATAGAATGGATTTCAATAGACCTATTGTAGAACAGTTATCTAATAATGTAGCTTTATCGAATGTTCAAGAACAAGCGACTGGTATAGTGACAGGTATAGGTGAAAGTGTTTCAAATGTGAAGGATGGATTTAACAATGCGGTTACTGAGTTTTCGTCAAAAGGTCTTGAGGACGTTGGACCGATTTTTTTAGATGCCAACAGTTTAGTAGCAAAATTTGTATTTTTAATAGTTGTTCTAATTGTATTCTTCCTGTTAATGAATTTAGGGGTATATATAATAAGATGGTTTACAGCCATTGATAAGTCACCGTATATTTTCAAGGGTAAATATTCGACAAACCAAAAAATACAAATTAGACAAGACCCCAAAATAACCAATGGCAAACCTATATATAGGTCGAACAACGAAGATAAAGGAATCGAATTCACTTGGTCTAGTTGGTTGAAACTTGATCAAGTTGATGAAGATAAGACGAAACATATATACAATAAGGGGTCCGAACCCCCTCCATATGAAGATAACCTGATAAATTCTGCATTGAAGAATTGTCCAGGTGTTTATGTAACAAGCCATAAAACAAATAGTTTACAATTAAACATTAAAATAGACACTATTGGTACAGAAACGGCACGCGACATTAAAATTATAAATTTACCAATTAAACGTTGGTTTCATTTAGCCATCCGTTTACAAAACAAGATAGTAGATATTTACGTGAATGGAACTATTACTACGCGTGTACCATTCACACAAATTCCTGACCAAAATTATGGCGATACCTTTATAGGTTATCAAGGGTATAATGGTGCTATATCGAATTTGCGATATTTTGATAGTGCGTTGAGCGTATTTCAAATAAGTAATATTGTCATGTCTGGTCCTAACTTAAGTAATCCAGATGAAAATCAAAATATCGGTAAATCTGACTATCTTTCTAGTTCTTGGTATGATTCATATTAGACCGAGTAAAAAAAGACGAGACAATTGTAATTATTAGTATACCGATAAATAAGTTTGATGAATAACATCATAATATATATACGTTTTATATATTACTATGTCTGAATCATTATGTGAATTATTAGCAAGAAGGCGTAAGATATTGAACAGTCGAATTGCACCTATACGATTAGAAATTCAAAATCCATATATTAATATAGATGGGACACAAAAAACTGATGCTAGTGGCAATTTGATTACATCTTATAGAATATCTGAACGTAGAAAAGCGGAAATACTTCAATATAATAAAACATCTAGTGTTCAGGCTAAACTAACTAGTGCGAATAAATTTAAACAGACAATTGAATCTGTAGGACGGATGAGTAATAAAGTGGTCGAAAACGCAGATGGGTCGTCTACTACTTATAATGTATCTAGGTGTACTTCTGACCTTTATTTACCTACATCGTCGAGTGCTGCTGGAATTCCAGGACCATCATTTAATATACAGTATAGACCAGAAGTGCCTTTGTATAAATATGCTACTAACGTACAACAATTCGGAACTCCAGATGTTGATTCCTTAAAAGCATGGTCGTTTAATGCGGGAACCAATATTCAATCTTTGAATAATGAATGGACAACATTGGTTAAAATTTCTCATAATATTGATAATATCGACAGCGAACAAATCAATAGAGAATATTTATTTAATATGGATATTCCTATCGGTTTATATGTATCTGGTGATATTTCAGGAGAATATATAATCGATAATTCATCAAATCATACATTTATTAGTAATATCGATGTTCGGGTTATTGACCATAGAGGAGGAATTGTGACTATACCTACTGTGACTAATCATTTTAATGATATTTCATTGAATTATGTTATACGAAATTCCAATAATTTTACAGCACTTCGGTATATAGGTAATATGCCTTTAAATGTAATATTAAATATAGAGAAGCTCTCATATTATGAAATACAAATTAAATTTGATATTAAAAAACAAGACAATAATAATTACCTAACTTTAATGGGTATACCTTCCTATGTATCTTCGGTTTTTATGAATCTAACAGATAATAATCTACATTCATCAAATAACGTACATACAACAGAATTAGTTAATAGTGGTTCGACAAATATAATACCATTTCATAGAGATTTTACAATTATTGGTATAGCACAAGGTTAATCATATGTCATGAGTCTTATTATAAAATAATTCACGATTTGTTAAACGCAAACGTTTTTTGCGATATTGGTTTTATGGGGTTCGTATTAGTATTGCGAATACCCATGTTTATATTGTTGTGTATATAGTCTTGATGAATAGGTTTTTGTTTTATATTAGTTTCCTCTCTAAAGCTTGTTATAATTTTATTTGAAATTGTATTAATTTTTATTGTGTTTATGCATTCACACACTATCCAATCATCGTCCAAAATAATATTTATCCTTTTGAATTTTAACATGGTACAACTTTGTCGTATTGCATTCATTTGATAACTATTATAGTTATCTGACATTTTATTCTACGCAATATGTTATACGCGTTGTTTTTCTGGTAGAACATTAGTAATGAGGTTTGGGTTCAAACAAATTGCATGTGTTGGATAAATGTCTCCTGACATGCATTTATCTGCGTCTTGGACTGACGCACAAGACCGTTTTTGATTGTGGTCTCCTACTAAACACCATTTTGTTTTTTTAGCACTTATTGGATTTTGTATACTGGTTTCGCTGTAATCAGGTTCTGGTTCGTATTTTACTTCGCTATCACTTGACGATTCTATCTTGTCTGATATCTCGGTTTTATGGTCTATTCTACTTGCGTTTATTAATATATTGCCTACACTTTGGATTGTATCTTCTGCTATGTCTATTCCAGTTTTAGCAGTATCACTTATAACGTCTGTTGTAGTGTTTAATGTTACGCCTGTTATGTAAGCAAAAGCTGATACAAAACTACCTATTAAAGGAGTAAGCATATTTATTATATATTCGAATATATTGCTTATGTATTGAATTAAATTTATACCGAGAAATGAGAGAATTAGTAATATTACTAAAATTATAATAATAATATTTTTAAACTCGAATGTATATGATGATATATATTGTTTGTAAAATTGTGGATAGTTTTTATTATTCACTTCGTCTTCTGTTAAAGTTGTTATCGTGTTCATTATTATATAATATATACATATTTATTATATTATGTTCGTTTGGCGTGGTTAAATTTATTATGTAAATATTTAAATGATATCTTTTAAATTCATCGAGACTTTCTTCCTTTTAAGTTTAGCCATTACTCTCGCGTTGATTGTAACTTTTGTATATCATTTCAAAAAACGAATGGAAAATATGGAAACAAAATGTGATACAATGTTCGACATTGTTCAAAACTTGGCAAAAGAAGTATTAGATTTTAAGCGAAGCAATTGTATAGAACAAGTATCTTACGAAACTTTAGATGATGTAGCGATTAATAATCAACCTGAGTCAAATAATCACGAATCTGACAATGATGACTCCGATAATGATGAGTCTGATACTGATGGGTCTGATAATGATGAGTCTGATACTGACGGGTCTGATAATGATGAGTCTGATACTGAAATTGTAATTAATAATCTGTCTAAGGATAAGATAACTATACCAAATATTGACATAACAGTTATAGATTTAAGCGACCAAGTCGCGCAATCAACCCTTGTCGATGACGGTTTAGTCATTTTGGTTGAAAATGATACTCCATCTTTGAAATTAAACGCATCAGACCTATCCAGCATAGATAATATTGTTGATGAAAGTGAGTTCGACTTAGATGATGCGATTAAAAGCAATTTAACTAAGAGTGCATTGAGAAAACTTAAACTCGCACAATTAAGGCAAATAGCAAAAGGAAAAGACATTGAGTTTGACGATGCTATGACAAAAACCGCGATTATTGATGTTTTGTTGTTGAATTAAATTATAGAATAAATGTATATATATAATATGTCTTTTGTACCAAGCATTAAATACGCAAATTTCGACTCTAATGTCATACCACATAGTTTTTTTTCGTTATTTGTAAAACCGGTCGATGAACCAATTATTCCTTCGATTAAGAATAACAACGGTAATGAGTTGAAGGCTTTTTGGCAACCAGAAGCATCGGACAATAATAAAATATTACTTAATTCATCAATAAAAACAAATTCAGATTATCGTAAATATATGACAAATAAAGCGACTATTATTAGAGACTATAATACGCGTCATGCATCATTATAATTGTAATTGTAGTTTCATACACGGTTCAATTATCTTACGATTTCCAGATTTTATGTTACGTATTATTAGCTCTAGTTGCTCGTTATTTTCAGATGTAAATGATGAATTTAATAATAAATCAGTTTGTTTATCTAAGTCAACGTCATAATATGAAATAAAAACTACCAGTTTGACATTATCAAAATCAACATTTCTATCATACATTTTATTCTCATTTGTTTCAATAACTATATACACATTGTTTCCTTGATACAATTCGTTTATTTTTCCTTTGTTATCATCGTAAATTAAAACTTTGTTATTGGCAGCAATTACCCGTTCTATATCTATTCCATAAGTTGGTATAAATGATAAATTTATATCTACTGCTTTTAATTTTGTATTTTCATTTTCTTCGTTTTCTAACACTTGAATGTAAAAGAGAATTGTATTTGGTATATTGGAATCGTATATACAACACTTCATGCAAATAAACGAAGTGTTGTATTTATACCGTATTGACTCATATATATTAGAGTGTTTATTTATACATATAAATTTATATATAAACTTTTTAATACGTTCTTGTATAGATGAAGTTAGTTAGTTTTGATGTCGGTATAAAAAATATGGCTTATTGTTATTTTGACGTCTCGGGTGAGAATGTTGAAATCAAGTGTTGGGATGTGATTAATCTTATGCCCGATTCTATTAAAAACAACGTTTTATGTAATAATAATATTACGATAAAGGGTAACAAAAACAAAAATCTCCAATCATCCGTCAAAAAGTGTGGAAAAAAGGCAAAGTACATTAAGGATGAAGTTTGCTTTTGTGAGAAACACGCTAAGACTAGCGATTGGTTAATGCCGTCCAACGCTTATAATAATAGTTCATTGAACAAAATGAAAATAGATGAAATAAAACAATTTGCTTCATCATTTAGTATTAAACCAGAAAACAGTAAGAAATCTATAGTTAAACAGCTATTAGAATACTTTGATAAAAATTCACTGAAACAAGTTATAAAGTCTAAAAGTAACGCATCTAATATAGATTTAGTGACTATTGGTAAAAATATAAAAACTGAATTTGATAAGATTGATTTTTCTCAACTAGAACGTGTAATTATAGAGAACCAAATATCACCAATTGCGAATCGCATGAAATCAATCCAAGGTATGTTGGCACAGTATTTTATTATGAGACATGATACTATAAAAATAGATTTCGTATCGTCATCTAATAAACTAAAGGGGTTTGAGAAAGAACACGATACAATAGACTCAAATTACAAACAACATAAAATGGACGCGGTATATCATACAAAACGTATTATGGAGAACCCCTTATTTCATGTGTGGAAATCGCATATATTTGAACATAAAAAAATAGACGACCTAGCTGACGCATTTTTACAAGGTTTATGGTATTTCAGAAAACATAATATTATTAATATTGCGTAGAACTTAAACATAAATTTTGTATAATAATAATAATAGATTATGGAAGCAATTGATTTATCTGATTTAGAACCGATTAATATTACAATAGGAAGAAGCGACACTTCAAGAACAATGAGTTCTCTAGGTGAAGGAATGGAGTTATTAATGAATGACAAAAAATCAGTAGATACATCGAAAACTAAGATTGATTTAGGCGAATTAAATAAACTAGAAGACGAGTTGAATGATCTTTCATCCATTAACATTAATACAAGCTATGATGGCAATAATTCGCAAGTGAAAAAGGTTAATACCAATAATTCGTTTGGTGGATTTGCAAAAAACATATTCGGAATGAATGAAAATGAAAACGTGAAGCGCGTTACTGGAAATGATTCTAAATTGGGTTCTTCTACAGCAGAATCTATGGGTACACATAGTAAGACTTGGGATGGATTTACAAAATTAACTGGCATAGGTGGTGATAACAAACATTCATCGTC